GCGGCGTTGATTCTGCCGTACTTGGCATCATCTTGCCACCTCATAGCAACAACCTTTAAATACTTTCTGCCGATTATGTAAGTAAAGTATTGTGGATTGTCGTCTGCTTTGTAGTTGCCGTCTTTATCTAAATGCCAAGGGTCAAATGTACCATCTTCATTAAGACGTAGATTTTTCAACCATGCTTCGTTGGCTTCTGTGATTTTTTCGCAATACTCTTGAGCAAGAGTTTCAACTGTTTGTTTTGTTGCTGTTGTCATTTGTTTGATTGGTTTAGAACAATTTAATTATAATATAATTAATAGAGGGTGTCAACCCCCTAGAAATTATAATCGTGAAACTTGACGTAACCTTGGCCGATTATGGTTCGCCTGTTGCTTCCCTTTTCATACCATTGATTGTCGTTGCCAAGATAACCTTCTGTGATTTCGCCGTCAGGATTTTCTGTGATAATCCATCTTTGTTCCCTGTTGTTTACGCAATGGCCTGCGAACCCCCCTGCAATCATTTCTGGTTTCCATGTAGGGTCAAGTTTAGCGTTTGCTCTTTGCAACTTGATACGTTTGCCTTTTCTTTCGATAACTGTGTAAGGGTTTGTATCTGTATAAAGAGTGATGTGCGCCTGATCGCCAACCTGAAAGTCTTTGTGATCGGGGGGAACTGTGTAAGGTCTGAACATTTGTTTAGTTGGTTTTGAACAATTTAATTATAATAGAATAGATTTGATTTTGTCAAGAAAAAAAGAAAGAGGGAATTATCTTCCCTCATATCCTTTTGCTTGCATAATTCTTAAAGGGGCGCGGTTTTCTTTTTGAGCCATTACCCATTCTTCGCAAGTGAAGTTTCTGCAAATGAAATTTATCCAAGTCTTGTAAGGCTTGCGACCATATTTGAATCTAGCGATGAAGATTGGCTGTGGTGTTCCAACTCTTGTTGGATGACAATCAGGATAATCTTCTTCGTAGTTTCTTGTTAACCCATGTCTGCCTTCATAGTGAAGATACATTCCATCCCATCTGAACAAGTCTTTTTGGAAAGGTGTTTGTGTTGCGTTTGTCATTGGTTTGATTTGTTTCGTACAAATTAATTATAATAGAATTAAATAAACTTGTCAACCCCCTTTTTCTAAATCTTCCCAAGTTTGAAGATTTACAGTAATAGTCCAACTAGCACTGCAATACTTTTCAGAATCCCACATTGAAGTTGGTACTAGATGGTCGAGAATAATTCGATTGATTTCTTCAGTAGTTTGTTTTGAGAAATTTTTTTCAAACTTCCTGAATCTTTTTTTGTGTGCCATTTTGTTTAGTTGGTTTGGTTTCATTTTAATTATATCATAATTGTTTTGACTTGTCAAATTTTATTGATACTTGACAAATCTAATTAATTATATTATAATAGGATTGAGGGTCAAACCTCAGAACCTAGAAAATTGAAAACCAATTAAACCAATAGGAGAAATTCTTATGTCTGAATTAGGATGTGACTCTTTATACTTTGGAAACAAAGTCCAAGAGATCAAACAATTCAAAGCCCCTTACGTTCTAAGGACGGATGGTAACAAAAAGCTTATACAAGCTCAACTTTTACCAAGGGTCGGTCAAGAAGTAAATGTTTCTTGGCTCGCAAATCACAACACGGGTCGAAATTGTCATCAGACACAATTGTCCATACAAGGTGAACTTGAAGGACTAATTAATAATGAAGGCGAGGGAACTTATAGAGTTCTTATAAATGACCAAACCTACACTTACTTCTTCGATAGTAATATCTGGCAGATTAGTCAAAAAGACAAAGATGCTCGATTAATTATTCTTATCGACAAAACCTCAAAGACAGATTACAACTATCAAGAAAAAGTTGACCCAATCGGATATGCTTTAGAACTTGAAAGTCGTGGCCTGATCTAAGTAAAACTTCGCCCCTTCGGGGGCGTTTACTTATCCATCCATTTTTCAAACAGGCTGTCAGGTTGAAACGCTTTTGCCAAGAAATTTCCATAAAGATTATTGTCTAATATCTTAAGTCCATCTTTCTTTGTGAAAGTCGCAACCAGAATTGCTTCGCC